GCGCGCGTCGCTTCCCAGGTTTTGATTTGTTCGCCGATCTTGTTCATGGGGGACGCGTCCTTCAGGGCGCGTACAACGGGAATCCCTGTAACGCCAGGGGTATGACGGGCGCCTGACGCGGCGCGGTCCAACGCTTTGATCGTGTCGATCGTCGCCGACGCGTTCGCCGGGATCGTGACCAACGACAGTTCCAACACTTCCGATTTCAAAAACCGGAACGCTTGCGCGTCCTTCATCCAGGTTTCTTCAATCGACCGGAACCCGATCGATACCGCCGCCAGGAGTCCCGCTTTGATCGACTGCCACGCCTCATCGATCCGATCCTTCAACGTCCCGGGGTCGTCGACGACGGGTAACGTCGCTTCAAAGTCCAACCCGTCGGCGGTCGGCGGAAAAAATCGGACGTGCCCGACAGGTTGGGTCGCGTCGTGGTACATCAACAGGGGGACGGGGTTTTTGAAACTGATCCCCAGGGGTTCGACGATGTCGCCCAGGCGGTCGGGTTCGGGCGTCGACGCCGTGCCGGAAATCACCCGCGTAACCGGGTCGGCGGATTTCACCCGGAGTACCGAATACGCGCGTTTCAACATGTCGGGATAGTGTGCGCCCACTCCGATACTTCTGTACGTACAGAAGTCCCTTTGTATCCTAGGGTTTACGGGCGACCCTAGGGTTTGACAGAACCCTAGGGTTTTAGTGTATAATCGACGGCATGGACAACACCCGGGCGACGACGACACGGCAACCGCGGTACGAATCGCGCCCCTGCGCGTTTTGCGGCGTCGATTGCACGACGCATCCCGACGCGGCGAATCCGTTGGATCCGTGCGGGGACTGCGGGCGCGTGACGTGCCCGGATCATCGGGTCGACGACGCGGCGGCGCGATGCGTCGATTGCGCGGCGACCTTTTACGCAACTGAAGGGAAACAAGTGAACATCACGATCGAAAAGCAGTGGGACGGGAACGAATGCGAATCCGAGGGGGCGAACGGGCGGATCTACCTATCGCGCGGGCGTTGGCAGTGGATCCTCATCGTCGACGGCGAACCGCATTCCGCGTATGACTTGCGCCGCGAAGCGAAACACGCCGCCGCGCAATTGAAGGGGGGCAAGTAATGCCGATCAAATCGCCGACCCGCGGATACTCGCGGGCGTTTCCGTTCGACCCCGACACGCGCAAGCGGTACATGTTGGACGACATCCCCGCGGGGTTCTGGATTCGCGTGCGCGCCAAGTGCAAACGCGACGGCGTGTCCGTGCGCGGGTTGATCCTGTCACTCCTGGCGAATTGGTTGAACGACGGGGGCGCCTAGTCCCCCTCGCCGTCCCCCCCGCGGCGGTCGGGTCCGGTCGCCAGATCCGACCAATCGCGCCGCGGGCGGTCGAACCGTTCGTCGATCATTTCCCGAATCACGCCCGATACCCCCCGCCCCGTCGCGTCGGCGACCCGCCGCAATTCGATCCGATGCGCGGGCGTCACGCGCACGACGACCCGTTCGGTCGCCGCCGTGCCATACGTAGGCGGTCGCCCCTGGATGCGTTTGTCGGTCATTACGCCCCCCCTACGACGACGATTTGATATTCCGGGACGCGGTCGCGCGGCGCCGCGTGCGCGCGTTCCCCCATGATCAACGCGACCGCCCCGTCGATCCGTTTCGCCGGGTTGCGCGGTTTGACGGGGCGAATCCGTCCGGCGTCGTCGGTTTTGATCGCGATGTTTTCCCAATTCCATCGCAGTACCCGATGCCCGTCGTGATGCACGCGGCGCCCCTTGATCAACGCTTCGACGACTTGCGACGGTTCCGAAAACATTTTGTAGTTCTGCAACACTTCGACGACGCGCAATCCGCCCAGGTCGCGGAGTTTCGTTGCGAGGTCGGTCGCGAACGCAGGGTCGTATCCGATCGTCCCTTGCTTCAATGCGGGATACCGCGGGACGATCTTCGTCGTGATGTCGTCGTAAATGCGCGAGTAATCGATCACGTCCCCGTCGGTCGCCGTAATCCAGCCGCGGTCAACCCATATCGAATACGGGACGCCGTCCTGTTTTTCGTGTTGCCGCAACGTGTTTTCGGGAATCCAGAAATAGGGACGGACGATCAGTTCGTAATTCAACGACACGGGAACCCGCAACGTCGCGCCCGTGTCGTCGTCCTTCGCCGCGAGGTCGACCGCGATCGGGGCGTCGAGGTAACGCCGGAACACGACGACGAACGCCGCCAGATCCCACTTTTGCGCCAAGTCGAGGCCCGCCGCCGCGTCGAGGCCGACGACCTGGGCGTCGCCCCCGGCGTCCGCGCACGCGTCCCACCAATCGATCGGAATCCAGGCGGTCGCCTGATTCGTCCATCGGTTCAAATGGTAGCGTTCAAAATCATTACGCTTGCGCGGTTCCGCCGCCGCCTCGCGCGATTCCTCCGCGATGTCGTCGTGTTTGATCGTGATGCCGTGCCCGGGGTTGACGCGGACCCAGACCGCGGGGTCGTCGAACGCGTCCCCCTTCGCCGCCTCAAAAATCACGGGCAACGCCGTATCCAGGTCGGCGACGTTCCCCGTCAATACGCGCTTCGCTAAATCGTATTCCTCAAAACAGATCCCTTCGTCGTCGTCGCCCGCGTGCGTAATGATGATCAACAACGGTTGGTCGCGTTTCGCCATGGACTTCCGCAACGCTTCATACAGGTCGCGGTTTTTTTGCGCGTGCAATTCGTCGAAAATGATCCCGTGCGGGCGGAACCCGTGTTTCGTCGACGCGTCCGACGACAGGACCGACACGCCGGAATGGATCGCGGGCCACGTAATCGCGTTTTTGACAATCGCGCATCCCTCGAATAAGTCGGGGGAATTTTCGACCATGATTTTCGCGTTTTCGTGAACGATGCGCGCCTGATTCCGATCGGCGGCGACGGCGTACACTTCCGCGGCGGGTTCCCCGTCATAGCGGGCGAGGTAGATCGCCAGTCCCGCGCCCAGGGGCGACTTGCCCCACCCCTTCGGGCAAAACGCGAACACTTTGCGGAACCGTCGTAACCCGTCCCGCGTCCGTCGCCATCCGAACGTTGGACGCACGATCAACAACGCTTGATCGGCGCGCAGTTCAAACGCTTGCCCCGCAAACGCGCCGATATGATGTCGCAGGAATAACGGGAAAAAAGATTCCGCGCGTTCCGCTTTCGCCGCGTCGAAGTAGTACCGCCCGGAATGCGTTTCCCATCGGTCGCGCAGGGTCGACCATGTCGCATCAAACGGAATCGTGACCCCGGGCCAACGCTCCGCGGGCGAGGGTCCAACCCCCCACCATGGGCGCGGGCGGCGGGCGGTTGTCATGCCGGTTCAGAAAAGGCAAACACGTTTTGCGCGAGTCGGCGCGCGGCGATTTCGCAATACCGTTCGTCGAGTTCGATCCCGATCGCGCGGCGTCCTTCGACCCTGGCGGCGACCAACGTGGACCCAACGCCCGCGAACATGTCCAAGACGGTTTCCCCGATACACGACGACGATTCGATCAACTGGCGTAGTAGGGCGACGGGTTTTTCCGTCGGGTGATCCGTAACGGCATTCCCTGTTAATCGCGTCACGCGCAGGATCGTCCCCTGGCGAAGACGTGCCGTGAGTCGACCCCGATCGTTGTCGCGGTCGGCGGTCGACGGAAAGTACACGGCGAATTGGATGTATTCGTGTTGCCCCGCCCACGGGATCGCTAAATCCCCCATGCCTAACGCGTCTTTATCCCAAATTAATTCGACTGGCGACGCCAGGGGCAAATCCGACCAATCGTACCGCCCGAATACGTAAACGTGTCGCCTCTTTCGCAATGTGCCCAACGCCAACCGCAACGCGCCAACCGCCGCCGCCGTCGAGTCGTCGCCGACGATGGCATCAAATGCGAGTCGGCGGTATTGACTTTGCCATCGGACGCCGTACGGGGGATCAGTCACGATCAAATCGACCGACGCGGCGGGCAACGTCGGCAACACGTCGCGACAGTCGCCGTGATACAGGGTGATCCCGTGTTCGGCGTAGTAGGGGATCATGGTTGCGCGATCGGTCCCACCAAAAACGGCGGCGGCGTCGGTATCTCAATATGCGTCGCGCGCCACAAGTGCAACACGTTCGGATGTAGGTTGACGTACTCCGATTTCCGCGGGTGATACTGGATGACGACGTCGTCGTCGTCCCAAAATACCCCCTTCACA